TCCCTTCGAAGGATTGCAAGTGAGCAGAATTTTAGGAGTAAGGTTATACTCATTTAATTTGTACCGGATACGTGAGCATACTATGCTATAAGCTTTCTCACTTATCTCAGTAGCTTCATCTAAAAATACATCTGTAAGCTCTAATCCTCCGAGGTCCTGAAAGTTAGGATCTGATGGATAGAGAAACAAATCGGCTAAGATTATCTCTGAGCCGTTGCTGAATTTAATAATGTGAGATTGCTGATTATAGTTGAAATCCTCTCCTGCTTTTAAGCCGATATCATTTGCTACCTGAAAAAATGTATTCATGGTAGTCTTTTTAAGAGTATCTAACTTAGCTCTGCCTATCAGTGATCGTGTACCTGGGTATTTTAAGCGCCTAAGAATTTGCCACATGCACCCTAACATAGTTTTGCCACCGCCTGCAGCTCCTCCATAGAGTATAGTTTCTACATTTGAATCTGCTGATAAGAATTTAAGTGCCTCGCTTTGCCTTGTTAGTGGCTTAAAATTGTAGTTTATTTGTCTCTCCATTGCACAAAAGTAGGCACAATGTTAAAGGTATCTACCGGCTTTAAAATTCTTTCTAAGTTAAGCTCCATTAAGTAAGCTCCCAAAGGTTTAGGAGGTCTCATTCTTTCCACGTGAAAGCCCATAAAGCCCTCATCATACTCCTCTTTATAGCTTGCTGTACGAATGTGATGCACATATCTCATATTGATTCTATAGCCACCATTAGGTGCATAGCATAACTCCTCTACCATATCAGCATGGTGATAAAGTTCGTGCACATGGCCGGTCCAAATGCAGTCAGCTCCATCTATCATTACACCCATTCTATTATTCTGAATAACTCCCTTCGTTACTACTCCGCCTCCGCCTGATCCATGGTAGTATTTAGTTTTAAATACAAGAGCATTACCTTTATTTTTTAGAACTCTATGAATCCACCACCCACCATAGCCACCTACTAATACATTAGTGCCAGCTTCTCGGTTAAGGCCACTAACAAAGCGCTCTATTAAGTCAGTCTCACAGTTCTTAATAATAGCAGTCTCATGATTACCATAGCCCACAAATATCATCAGGTGAGCGTATGGTTTCCACCAATCTATAGCAGTGTTTACTAAAGCATCTAAGTAGTTAGCTACGTTGTGCTCAGGTCTGATATCATTCTTATTGCGCCTTGGATCATACTTGCCCTGCATACAGCAAAACAAATCACCATTAACAGCAAAGCTTATATTTTCTGCTAAGCACTTATCTAAGTGTGCCTTAAGTAGCTTTCTATCGCAATGGGGGTTATCCCAGTGCACATCTGAAATCATTAAGAATTTATCTCCACTTTTGCAAGTAGTAATTATGACGTTTCTACCCTCTCGAGATGATGTAATCATTTGTGATTATGTTAGATTTAAGCTCCTGAAAATGCTTTTTAAATTCGTTGTAAGGCACATCTATTACTATAGCGTTATCTATCCCTTGCATCAGCGCTAATGTGCGCTGGCCTACATAGTAAGTACCATCTGCTCTAAACTCCACCTCAGCCTGAACTCCTACGCAGTTGCGTGCATCAAACATGAAAGGAATATCCTCAGCATAAGTAGACTCAAGGCCTATATCTTCGCTGTAGTTCCACTGTATAATTGTGCAGCTGCACAGCTCAGGTAACAGCTTGGCATTTAAATCTATCGGCTCCTTCTTCTTTCTAAATAGATTCATATTCAAAGGTTAATAAAAAAGCCCAGCGTAGTGCTGAGCTTCTTAAGTTAGTTACTAACACCTATTTGTTAGTGGAACAAATTGCTATTCTATTGCTTCACCTATAGTAATTTGCTTAGTTTCATAGGCCCCTCGGTTATCTAATGGAATAAATCCGCTGCCATTACCATGTACTACCTTCATAAAATCTACCTCTACCTTAGCGCTGTTCACAATTACTTGTGCTATATCTGCTATAGTCTGAGCTTTATCCATCTCAATATCCCCATCTTTAAGCGCTTCTATTACTTCAAAGAGGTGATTTCTTAAATCTTCAATTTTGTTCCTGGCCATTGTTTATTTGTTTTTTAAGTTTTTTAAGTGTTTTCATTGCAAATCTTAAATCTGCAGGATATCTAACTATGCTATTTCTTCTCATCACATCAGCATAAGAAAGGCATTCAAGATTACTAAGCTCATAATTTAGTTGATTGTTATCCTTAAATACTATTTTATGCTTTGCCGGAACGGGACCATTAGCCTCTTCCCATACTAAGATATGAACTCCTCGCCAAGTTTTAGGCTCTGCTACTTTGCGCTCTAAGTATCCATCTTTAGTAATACGCTCACTACCTATAGGCCTATAATTGTGAGGCTTGTTACCTTTCTTAAACATTGTTGGAGCGCACTTATTGTAGGTAGATAGAGCTACTTTCTTTCCTTTGTTAGCAGGCTCATGGCCCTTAGCGTAACGGTGTAATTTAGAATTTTCTTTTAGCTTTACCGAAGTCTTAGCCATTACTTTATCATGGTGCAGCTTGCTCTTTTTGATGTCAAGAGCATAAGCTTTACCATACGTTCCGCTAATACTTCTATTTAAAGCCTTGGCCACATCTTGAGTAAAGTTATCAGGATAGTGATTAGCCAGGTACTCTATTTCCTCAGCAGTCCAATCTTTTGCCATAGTGCTCATGTGATAAGGAAGCTTCTAAATCAAAGTAGTGTCTGATGGCATTACTTCTGCATACTATAAGCCCATCACGTGCAGCTTTAATAGCTTCAATTCGCTGATCTAAACTGCGGATTTGACTATCTAATACCGAAGGATCATCATTAATCCAAAAGCCATTACTGCTGCTGCATATTGCATAGGAGCCAGTTTGTCTCATGTGCCCTATAATTTTACGCACCTTTACCTCTGTGCATTTTGGAGGATTAATAGTATTAGCAAAATACTTATTTACTTCATCAGCTAATACTTGTGCTGTTTTAGGTAATGTGCTACTGCTTAAAGCACCGGCAATAATTTTACCTAAGGCCTTATCTAAATCAGATAAAGGCTGTGTGTGTTGTTCAAAATTCTCAATCATAACTCTCTTTGTTTATTTATTTGGTTAATAATGTCAATATAAATTAATCTACTGAGCTCTATCTTTTGCAAGCCATCAAATTCAGCTTGTGCAGATTCGCCTAAGATTACTTTGTTAGATGCCTTGAATTTACCCTCTACTTTCTGCTTAGCTATATCTTCAAATCTTGCCCATACTTCCGGTGCCCACATAGATTTCTTATAGATGCCACTCTTAAATAGACGCTGGCAGTTGTAAGGTGCAGAGATTTCTACCCATATCTCTTTGCGCTGATTCCATCTATCTACGTCAGCGTGCAGAACATTTAAAGGATCAGTAGGCTCAATATGTTTAGGCTTATTCTCAGGCAGTATAAGCGCCTTATTCAGCTCTCTCCATACCTTAGCTTTGTATTCCTCATAACTCTTGAATACATCGGCCATAAAGCCTATACTAAATAAGTTAAATGCTTCTACCCTTGGAAAGTCTTTACCTATCGCGTTGTATAAGAAAGCATTTTGCCAGTCCTTAATTGATGTACTTCTATAAGTAGACTGTGTAACTTGCTGTAATAGAGTTACTTCTATATCAGATGGTAAAGCTTTAATCGAATTGATTACAGCTGCCTGTGCTATGAGCTCTCTAAACTCCTGCTCAGATAACGAGTGTAGCTTAGGTGAGCTAACGCATTCTACTATGTTCTTCTCTTCAGCGCTTAGTGAACGACTGAAGCTCGGATGTACTAATACGCCCAATTCTTTGCTCATTTTGTGTAGTTTTAGTTTGGTTTATCTCACGTGCTCTCCACTGATCAGCTGCAGCCCGCCAGCTCTTCATACTGTTCTTACCTACCTTCCATCCATTGCTTTCGTAATGGCAATAGAATTTCTTAGCTAAGACTAAATCTTCTAAGTAGGTTACTACATCTGAGAGTGATGGAGGAATAAATTTAGTAGAGGCAGAGCGCTTAGATTCAAGCGTCTTAACCCTCTCTTCAAGCGCTTCTATGCGCTTTAATAGAATAGTCATCATTTGGTTTAAGATTATTTAATTTGTACAAATATAGGTTATTGAGTTAATTTATTATACTCTCTATACAAATTAGCATCTTGTAGCTTTTCTAAAATAGATTCTACGCATGCTCTATACAATGGATCAGTTTGCAGCATATTTTCTACGTGCTTAATAGCGTGCAAAATTGTAGCATGGTGCCTTTGAAATATTAGCCCTACATTTTGGAAGCTCATGCTGGTACCGTTGCGAACTACCCACATACATATCTGCCTAATATCATTTACCTCTCTATGCCTGCTTCTACCTTTAAGCTGCTCCCACGTGCAGTAGCCATGGTCAAATATTACCTGTAGCATCTCTTTAGCCTTAGCCTCGTTTAGTGATTCAGCTATGCCATTAATTGTTTTCCACTTAAGCTCCGGTATATCACTCTCGTTAACAGCTCGCACTAAGTTATCTAACCTTTGACGTGCAAAGTGCTGCCCATCTGCAGGGATTAGCAGCAATATATCTGCTATCTTTCTATCTATTACTTTGCTCATGCTGTAAATGTTTTATGCGATTCCCAACCTAATCTAAAGGCATCATCTGCTAATTTTTGATTGTACTGCTTTTCATTTTCTAAGCCTTGAGCAAATAACTCTTGTATAATTTTATCATTCAAATCTAAAGATTTGTAATTCTTTAAATTCTCATAAAACCATTTTAATGTTGTTTCTTTCTTATTCATTTGCTATCCTTCATTAATTCGATTATGTATGGTATCTCTTCCTCAGTTATTGTAGCAAGCTTACCTATGTGCGTTACCTTCATAGTAAATGGCTGCTTAATAAACTTTTGAGCTGTTGGGTAACTTACCTCCAGCACTTCCGCAAAGGCTGCGACAGTCATAAAATGACTGCGCACCCATGCGTGAAATGGAGTAAGCTTAGAATGGCATTTCATCGTCTGCGCTTTCATTTGTTACTGCTTTAATTTGTACTGCTTCTACTTCCTCACCTTTTAACCATGCTAAGAATATCTCAGCTGTATCTAACACATCACCTGGCTTACTACCTTTCTGCTCTTTGCAGAATAGCACAGCATTGTTTAGAGCTACTGATTTGCTAATTGAGTTCTGCACATCAGGGCTTTCTTTGCGGTAATAAGGAGCGCTATTCCCCGCACTATTTGCCGAACTATTCCCCGAACTACTTGGCGCAGCGGTAGTGCCTGGATACTGCATAGGGTTCTGCATCTTAAAGTTAGTGCTCTTCTTACCCGTTGGTCCAGTGCGCTCTTCTACTGTATAGTGCAAGGTAGCGCCTACTGCTATCTTAGGGCTGTTCATATCCTTAACTCCAATCTGCCCTACTTCATTTAAACCATTATTTGACTCTACTACCAAATCAAAATAATGAATAGCACCTGATGGGCCATCCCATGTTCTAACAAATTTCTGTGATTTAACGATTCCTTGATTCATAACTGTTTGTTTGTTTTGATTAATATACTTATTTAATTTATCTGCTAACTTTTCTTCCTGCTCATCCCAATCAATAGTTGGCTTAAGCTTATCCCAATTAGGCTCTCTTGTGTAACTCATCGGGGTTATTTTGGAAGTATAAGCGCCAGCTCTCATAGACTATCTTCTCTGCTATTTCATTAAACTCTAATGCATCTCCCTGCACTGAGCTTTGTACGCAGATGTACTTACTGTTATAGCGATCAAATAACATAGCGGTCAGACATAAAGTAGTCATGTACATTGCTTTCTCCCTCGCTCTCGAATTGGTACAGGAAAGTACCATCATCAGGGAATACCTCACCATGCTTTTTAGCTGTTGAGAAATCAGTTAGTGAGTAGCTGTGAGCTGATGTGTACAGCTTCCATCCGCAAGCTTCGGCATCCCACCGACTTACGATAACCTTACCGGTTACATTGTTTGGTTTGTTCATTTGATTATTAATTAAGTTGCTAATATACTAAACTTTCTTTATAGATATAACTACCTCATCATTTTCCCATTCATACAATGCGCCTTCGTTGTATTCATTAATCCACACTGGCACATAGTCAAATTTGTAGATCTTCATCAGTAGTGGTAGCATCTGCTGTGCTACTTCCCAAGTGTCTGCTATGAATAGGTTAGCAGTTCCTAAGCGCTCAGCTATTGAGATTTGCACCTCGTCTAATGGGGTAACTGTTACATGGTATTTCATAGCTCAACCTCCTTGCTTACTAAGACTGTAGTAATCTCTCTAAAGTTAATGGCCAGCGTGTATTCAGCAAAGGCTTCGTCATACGTGTCAAATACTTTGGTGTAGCTACCATTAATTTTTAAGTAGTAGCGAGTGCCATCATACTTGGCTACTTCAACAATTTCAAAAAGTGTTTTCATTTATTTAACGTATTTGGGTTTGGTAATTCTTTCCATGATGTTTTCTCTAAATCGTTTATTACTTCTTGAATTTCTTGCAGTCTTAAATCACAGCCTTCATCCCACTCATCATTGCCACACTTCATATCTTCCCAATGACATTTGGCAAGATTTAAAGCTGAGCTAATGGTCCTTACCTGCTCTTCAAATAAAAGAGGAATTTTGCATCTTGCAGTTTCTTTAATCATTTGCTGTAGTGATTAGGTTGTAATTCTAACTCTGCTGTTTGTGCATCGAATGTGCCAGCAATTAACATTCCTGCGAAGAGGACTAAGATGATGAGTAGTGCTTTTTTCATTGCTTATTTGATTTAATTTTAGCAAATGTAGTGCAATATTTTAGATATGCAAAAGAAACCTTACTAATTATAGCAAAGTTATTAACAATAAATTGTTAGCTTAGAAAAGTAGATTGAAGATAATACCTCCTACAAATGAGATAGGTATACCTATTAGCGCTACACTGCGCCAAGATTCTTTACGTGCAGCTTCTTTATAGAGCTCTTGCTGGACCGTTACTAACTGCTGAGCTTTCTGCTCATTAGCTATACTGTAGGCATCAATAGATTTCTGCTGGTCCTTAATGACAAAACTTGCAATACTATCACTTTTTGATAATAAGCTTATCTGAGCTTTTAGATAATCACGCTCTACCTTTAATTTTAGCAGTGATCTAACTTGCTCAGTCGTTAGACTGACCAGGGTATCTTTCTGATGTAAGGCTTGAGAGTAGATTGTGCATGGCACGCTTGAGCCCATTACGGTCAAGACTATCAATAGCACTAATGTTTGCTTCATATCTTTCTTTGTTACGTTCTAATTGCACATTCAGTTGTTCAATCTCAGCCATACGCT